AAAAAGAAAAGAATTAGGATTGAAAGGTAGAGAATGGGCTATGAGTGATGAAGCTGGATTTACATCTAAACATCAAGCTTATAGAGTAATGGATGCGTTTGATGAATTATTTAAAATGTGGAAACCAAGACCCAAATTTGAATTAATTAACGCAAATGAAAGTAAAGCAGAGTATTTAAAACATAAATTATATTATTAATGAAGAAATTAAAACCAATATTTGTAATAAGTTGCCCTTATGACACTTACAGTGGATATGGAGGTAGAGCTAGAGACATAGCTAAAGCTATTATTAAATTAGATAAATATAAAGTATTTTTAATATCTCAGAAGTGGGGAGAAACACCACAAGGTTTTTGCAATGATCATGAAGATTGGAAATGGTTATACGATTATCAACTTAAACAAAGTGACCAGACATTTAAAAAACCAGATATTTGGATGCAAATTACTATACCAACAGAATTTAAACCTGTAGGTAATTTTAATATAGGTTGTACGGCAGGAATAGAAGCAACAAGCTGCAAACCAGAATGGATTCAAGGTTTAAACCAAATGGATGTTAATTTTGTATCTTCTGAATTTGCTAAAGAAATGTTTGAAAATACTAAATTTGAACAAAAAAATCAACAAGGTCAACAAGTAGCTATTGTTGAATTAACTAAACCAATTGAAGTTATATTTGAGGGGGCAGATTTAGATGTATACAAAAAAATACCTGTTAAAGAAGCAAAAACTTTAGATCTTGATAATGTTAAAGAAGAATTTGCCTTTTTATCTGTTGGTCATTGGATGCAAGGTCAAATAGGACATGATAGAAAAAATATAGGTAAATTAGTAAATTTATTTTTTGAAACATTTAAAGGTAAAAGAAAAAAACCAGCTTTAATACTTAAAACATCAAAAGGTGTATGTTCGTATACTAGTAGAGATAAAGTATTAGAAGATATAAGAGCAATTAAGGAAAGAATAAGTGGTGATTTACCTAATGTTTATGTCTTACATGGTGATTTAAGTGATGAGGAAATGAATAAATTATATAATCATCCTAAAGTCAAAGCAATGGTTAGTTTAACTAAAGGAGAAGGATTTGGTAGGCCATTATTAGAATTTAGTTTATCAGGAAAACCTGTAATGTGTTCTGGTTGGTCTGCTCCTATGGATTTCTTAAAACCTGAGTATTGTGCTTTATTACCTGGTAAATTAGAAAATGTACACCCATCAGCTGCAAATGATTGGTTAATCAAAGAAGCTAAATGGTTCCAAGTAGATGATAATTATGTAAAAAGTTATTTAAAAAACTTTTATGAAAAGTATAAGACTTGGATAGATAAAGGTAAAAGACAATCATATTATGCTAAAACTAATTTTAGTTGGGATAAAATGAAGGATTTAGTTGGTGCTAAACTTGAAGAAATAATCCCTGAAATAGCTCAGGAAGTGAATTTAAATTTACCAAAACTAAATTTACCAAAACTTAAAAAAGTAAAATAATGAATAAACACGATGAGATAATAGAATGTCCTAAATCAGGAGGTGATTTATGTTATAAAGTAGAAGTTACAAAAGATATAACTAATTATATGAGTTTATCTTGTGGTTTTTGGACAAATTCATTAATGACATCAGGTAGTGATTTTTATAATGAACAAATGGAATTACTACCAGATTTATATATAGATTTAGCCTGGGAAGACCCAGAAACTAAATACATATGGCTTCCTAATACAGTAAATATCCCAGAACAAGGAATGGTATATGCTGATAGTCATGCTATGTCAGGAGGTCTAATTGAGCATCCTTGGTCTTGGGCGGCTGTAAAAGCTAGAAAATTAACACCTGAAGAACAAGAAAAAGATGCTGCTTTGTATAAACCGGATATGACTACTATAAAACATTTTTTAGAACGTGACTATATGGAAGCGTTATCTTATATAGGAGTCTTACCACCAACACCAGAAAATTAATATGAGACAGATAGTACACATTCACAATTCAAAAACAGGAGGAGGAAGTATAAATGCATTATTAAAAAATAATCCTCGTTTTTATGAGCATGGGCATAAACCAATAAAACAAGTACCTTATGAGGTTAAAATTAATACTGAAGCAGTTATATCTTGTGTTAGAAATCCATTTGATAGATTAATTTCTCAATACCATTGGTATAAAGATAGATTAACTGGAGAGAAGGGAATATTTGAATCGTTTCATTCATTTATACATAATTATGATGCTTTAAGAGAAAAATCAGAACTTAATCATAATGACTATCCTTTCTTTACTTGTTTTGAATTTTTACAAATAAATGGAAGTATTGATCCTAATATTGAAATTATAAGATTTGAAAATTTAGAAGAAGATTGGATTAAAGTAGCTAAAAAGTATGATTTACCTTTAGCTTTACCTCATAGACATTTAAACCCTAAAAAACCAGTGGGATATGATAAAGCTAGAGTATATGAAGATGGATTAAGAGAATTAGTAGAAGATAGATTTAGAAAAGATCTTATTATATGGGGATATAGCTATGGTAGTTATTTAAAGGGAAAATAATATGAAAATTAGTTATGCAATAACAGTTTGTAATGAATTTGTAGAAATCCAAAAATTAATCCCAATCCTCTTAAAACATAAAAGATCAGAGGATGAAATAGTAATCCTTTATGATCAAAAAAATGGAGATGAAGGAGTAGAAGAATATTTACGAAGCCACTCTGTTAACTCTGAATTTATATGGCATGGAGAAGAATTCAATAACCACTTTGCTGATTGGAAAAATAAACTAACATCATTATGTTCCGGGGATTATATATTTCAAATAGATGCTGACGAATTACCTAATGAAGGTTTAATTACTTTACTTCCTTCTATACTAGAAGAGAATCCCCATAACGAGGTATACTTAGTTCCAAGAGTTAATACCGTTGAAGGTTTAACTAATGAACATATTCAAAAATGGAGATGGAGAGTAGATGAAAAAGGCTGGGTAAATTGGCCTGATTATCAAATGAGGATTTGGAAGAATAAACCTGAAATAAAATGGAAGAATAAAGTTCATGAAGTATTAAATGGTCATAAGACTTTTTCTGCTTTACCTTCAATAGAAGGATTAGCTTTATATCATCCTAAAACTATAGATAGACAAGAAAAACAAAACGCATATTACGATACACTTTAATGAGAATAATTTATAGAATAGCAGATAAGGGGTATGATAAAGTAAAACCAGATTATGTTAATAACGAAAGTTGTTTAGCAAATGCAACTAAAATATTTAAAAATGCTCACTGGTCTATATTAGCAGATAATATATCATCAGA